CTTCGTCTTGAGTATTTTGAGTTTTTCTTTGTTCAAACTGCTCTCGGGCTAATTTATTTCTTTCTTGATTAGCGGTAAGGACTTGACCTCTGTAAACATCATCTTTGATGCCCTCCTCTTTCATATATTGAAACTTCTCACGCTGCAAATCTATGTTTTGTTTAGCTCTATATATCTGAGGCAGTTGAGCTAAAAACTGTCCTAAATAATCACCGGGTTCGTATCCGTTAGCCATTATCTCTTACCTTTAGTTTTAATATACTATCCATATTGTTGGTCGTAGTAACCCTGCATTTCTTGCTCATATTGTTCTTCAGCATCGTCTTGAGACATATTAGGGTTTTGATTCATAATATTAGTTACACCCGGTGGCGTCCTCACAACTGATGGCGCCGCGCTCCTGTCAAACTCAAACTCGCCTTTGCGTTCAATGTCCTGAATACCTGCCAATACATCGGCCTGATAACCTTCAACCACTCCACGTCTTTTTCTATCTATATCAGTATATAAACCAGTCATAGAACTTTGTAATTGTTGACTACCAATTCCGCTCCGACCAAACCCTCTTTGGCCCGCAGCTGTTCTAGCCCCTCCCCTGATACTGCGAGTTGCTTGCTTCCCACCTGTATATATGTCACCCACTTGCTGTGCGTAGCCCATACCAAATTGGGGTAGGTCACTTGCATACTGGGCGAACCTAGGGTCATTCATAATATTACCCATACCCATTTGGCTCAACGCTCCCCCTACATCAGTTGCCGTACCATATGCAGCATTAATTCCACGACCAGTTGGGGTCGGCTCTTCTCCACCTGCTCCACCTGCTCCACCTGCTCCACCTGTAGGGCCCAGAGTGTCACCAAACAGGCCAGACCAATCTGTATCGGGCCCAAACAACGGATTGTTACTTCCAAAAATTTGCCCACCATACTGCATCTGTGGTACCATATAGTTAATAAGACCGCCGCCGCGACCAGAATATTCTACAACATAAGGATTACCTCTCCAGTCAAAAGTTGAACCTAACCCACCTTCTCTCGCTGCTTGTGCAAAGGTGTCTTTAAAACCAACCGGGGTTCTTCCGAAAGCTTTGTTACCTGCGAATGGGCCTTGTGCAAAAGAAGGCATATCTAATCCCAATCCAGCGGAAGGGGATGTAACAGCCGAGGCTGTATCTAATAGCGGTGGAGCAATAGCTCCAGCAGCAGACGACAATGCAGATGGGGCTGACAGCATTTCCATTGGCATTTTCCCGCCAAATTGAGTTCCTAATTCTCTTCCAAACTCCTTAATCCCCTCTCCTAATCCAAAGAGTTCTCCAGAAGTTTGCGCTTCCCTAAATGCTTGACCAACCTTACCCATCCCAGTCCCAAGGGCCTTCCCTGCTTTATCATATATACCCGGCATTATAGCTGCTTGTGCAGCACTTACTAAAGCTCTTTCCCCAATTCCTTTTCTAAAATCTTTTTCGCCCTCAGTTAAATCTCCCCTAGTTTGCTGGGCATACTTACCACCACCAAAATCAGATTTAGCATAAGAGCTCTCACCAGCAGCTCGACCAAGTCCTGCGCCAATTGCTGTCCCTCCCGGGATACCAGTTAATGTGCCGAGTGTACCACCAACAAAACTTCCTATACTTCCAAGAAGTCCAGCTTTCCTTTTACGTTTAGCTGCGGCTCTCTGCTTTTTTTCAAGCCCTCTGATTTCACCTTGATATTCACTCTGTCTTCTTGCAGAAGCGATTCTTCCACCGAGTTGATAATTGTTAGATGGCCCTAATAAACCACCGCCATATAATTCCATTAAACTGTTTGCCATGATTATGTCCTTGTAAATTCTAAGTAATACCAAGCGCCAAGCTCTTTTCTATAGAGCCTTAACTTTCCATCAGGTGTTTTTACCATTCTCTCTTCACCATTGTTGCCAGAAGCGCTGGCTGGAAAGCCTATTTGAATCTTGGAGTCTGCTTTCTTCGCATTGTATAAAAATCTTTTTTCCCTATCAATGGGCATTATGTTACCCTCTTATATATAGGTCTGTACTCTATCCCAATATTATTTATTGTTTGAAGGCTGGTTCCATTTAAGTCCAATCTTAGCTGGAAAGAGGAAGCAAGCAATGGAGTATCAAATGTATATCTATTAACGTCTAAATCTGCGCTTGTAGACGCTACTGTAGAACTTGATAAACCAGAGGTGGAAGAGCCCTGTCTTGTCCCGCTATCATTTACATAAACATAATTAATTGCGCTTGAGTTAGCTGCGTTACTTGCATATTCAATAGTAATACCATAAATCTTTTTAACCTTATTTGGTAATCCGAAATCGTCATCTTTTAACGTGATATCAAATGTCGCACCAGCATCCGGTTCCCCATCATAGGACTCCAGCTCATCAGTGCCAATACCTAATGTCATTTGATTGTAGGCGTCTGTAATAATGTTTGTCTTGATTGCGTTATCTGCCAAGTCTTCAATAAATGTAAAACTATTCGTTGTAAAACTATATACATATGCATCACCGCTCGTACCACCGGAAGCAGCCGCATCTCTTATAACGACTAAATGTTTATTAACTGGCTCAAACCCAACCATGGTGTCTGCGTTGACAAAGGACTTCCAAGTGGACTCCAATATCTTCTTTTGTAGATTGGTAATCTTTGAACCATCATAGAAAAATAAACCCTGTTTATTTGCCCAAGCCACACCAAAATCTGTCTTAACAACAGCAGCATGGAAGGGGGCACCCATATTTTTATGCTCACTCTCTAAAAACCATTGAGTGTCAGAACCACCACCTACGTTGATTATATAAAGAGTCTTTTGTTTGAAAGCCAAGATACGGTCTGCAAAGGATTCTAACTTAATAAAATCTTCACCATCGTTTATACCTATCTCTATAAAATTAGTAACTGGGAATGTATCAAATTTATTTATCTCACTATACAGTAACTTATCAGCCGAAAGCTCAGTCTGACCATTTGCATTAATAGACCTTACATTGGCTATAAACTTTCTTCTGTTGGTGACAGTGCTGGTTTTATAACCCTCCCCAGCTGCACCAACCGATGCCGTTGAAAGGTCTGAGGAATACCCGTTTAGGGAGGCGAAGGTGTCAGAACTATTAATACCTATATTAATTCCACCAATAAGATAGGCAGACTGCGGATACATAACATCCCAACCATTATAATCAGCCTCCAAACTACTCCTGCATCCATCCGTTAAAGAGATGTCAATAAGCAGTTCCCACTCGCCTTTTAATGTGCTGTTCCTACAATAAATTCTTCCGCCTGTAACCCTATCGGCATATCCATGAGACGCAATAACAGTACAACCTAAGTATTTACTAGCTGCTACAACAATAGTTCCCGTCATAACGGTGGGTAACGATTCTTGATTCCCGTCATAAATGAATGTCTGAGCAAATTCATATGTAGCGGCAGTAAACGAACCAGAACTAGTTGGCACAACTTCCAGATTAAAACCTAACCCAGCGTCTGGGGCGATAAAGCCCCCTACATCTGAGCCAACACCCCACGCCTCTGCAGAGTCCAAAATAAGAGTAGTATTGTTTGTTCTCGATGCAATCCCCTGCACCTCACTACCGTCTTCATTAATAGCTACGTATAAACCGCTATCAAATTGAGTATCGAAAGTTGATGTATAGGTTGTACCGCCAACAGTTAAAGTAGTACTGGGGCTTCCTGCGCTTGTAAATAATAAATTATTTGCAGTCAAAACCGCGGCAACTATTCCAGTCCCAGCAGTCCCACTAAAGGGTGGTAGGGGAGGTGCGCTATCTGTTTTCCAACCTGTTACATTTTGTACACTACCGCCACCAACATTTAATTGTGTGCCACTTGAGTCTAACCAAAGTTTTTTACTGATATAACCATACCATTTTACTGCATTTCCAGCGCCAAAATTAGTATCACACACTCTCACAGCGCCATCTGCTACATCGTATATGACCGCACCGCCAGCGGTGGAGCCTAGGTCTATTGCGTTTGCTGCCCAAGAGCCACCAGCATCATAGATGTCTATTCTAGTGTCCGATGTGGCGTCAGTATCCGCTAAAAATGTTCTTACCGTTGCAGCATTAGTTCCGCCAGCATTATAATCAAAAGTCCCTTGGAATAATCCATAGCCAGCAACTGAAGCATCAATACTGGGTGCCGCATAATCACTGGTATTATCGGCTATTTTTCCACAAGACTGTATCTGCCCAAACTCATCTACAATAGCATTCTTAATGTCAGCGAGCTCGTTGTCTTTGATAGAACGGGCATTGGTCTTAGTGTTTAAACCACCGTCAAACCTAGTATATGTTTTGAATTGCTTAGGCATCTATTCCTTTATCTCAAAGTGAACCAAGTCGTCAAATTTATTATCCTTAGTTTGGGTGTCTTGATTCCAGTCACCACCCCAACGAATATTCAAACCCTTTTGTTTCGCCACTCCG